CATAAGTCTTGAGATCGGTTCCTGCAACCAAGCCTTGGCGTATAAAACGCCACTCTTTGTCACACTTGACATTGAGTTCGGCTGGCATAAAGGAATTCACCTCAACATTCGGCATGGTTTCAGCATGCTCGGCTTTAGTGGTTGGGATCGTATCAAGCGTATCATAATCGAACGCCATCATAATGACCCCAGCGCGTGTGGTGGGTACCACCGGTCGATAGAGGAACCGTAGTTTAGTGAATCTATACTTATCGAAACTTCGCGCAAGTCTCGATACCCAGGGAAATAATTCTGCGCGCCCAGGATTACATTGGTACCCAACGGGTCCGAAGGAAGTAGAACCAGCAACTGGTCCAACCAATCCACGATGGGATAAGGTCGTGTATCCACCTTGAGTGGACACAACTGTCTTCTTCAGACTTGCGTTGAGCGTATATGCAGCAGGTAGCTGTCGCATGTCCTTTTTCATGGTCGGAACGGATCTACGCTTAGGCTGCTGAGCAGGTGCTGGCGTGGGCGTTGGTCGACGATTATAGGAATCATACGTGGGCAATCCTGGTTGTTGTGAGAGGTTACCTACCATAGTTTTATGTTTGGGTTTATGTTTGTGTTTTGATTTGGGTTTATCAGCGGACCGCGAGAGACCTTGTACTCCTACAAGTGCTCCCGCTACGATACGTTTCAAGCTGCCACTCCGAAGGTTGATTCGAGCAAACTTATAGTCTGCTGCTTTTAGACCTCCCCCGGTGGCATACTCCGCATCATGCTCTTTACAAGAAGCATCAAACTCATCAACTGGTGGGACATCACTAACCACAGATGGTTGGAGCTTTCCTGCCGACCAGTTGGGTCCACAATAGTTACCATGATATTTCATTAGAATGGGGATGGGGTTACGTTTAACAAATTATCAATGGTGTCAACGCCTCCGAAGGTCAGATCCAATCCTTGATAATATTTTTCAAGGGATATCTGCTCATCCGGGGTAACGTCAAATGCTGAATAAAACGATACACGTGCATCACTTGACACCAATTCCATTTTTGCTGCTAAACCGATACGCAAAAACCGGGCTCCACAGTCCATTTGTGTGGCATTACCAATTTTGCTATCCACTCCAACTCTCATCATAGCGGCATAAAATGCTTGTAACACAGGCATGCCAGATGTGAGAGCTAACCCACATTCACCAACAG